ATGCCGCGCCCCGTGCATCCCGGTTCTTCCCGGCCTCGGAATGGTCAGGCAAGCCGGTTCCCCCGCGCGAATGGCTGGTGCGCGATCTGGTGCCTTCGCGCACCGTGACCCTTCTCGGCGGTGACGGCGGCACCGGGAAATCGCTTCTGGCGCTGCAACTGGCCTATGCGGTGGCGACCGGCGGCGCATGGCTCGGGCGCGGCGTGGCGGGCGGTGGCGCGCTGTTCATCTCTGCCGAGGATGACGAGGCCGAGCTTCACCGGCGGCTTGACGATGTGGTGCAGGCCAGCGGCGGCAGCTTTGACGATCTGGACCGGCTGACCCTGCGCAGCCTTGCGGGCGAGGATGCCTTGCTTGCCATGCTGGACCGATCCGGCGGGGTGCTGGCGGCCTCGGCGCTGTTCCATGAAATCGAAAAGCGCATAGCCGAGGAAAACCCGGCGCTGGTGGTGCTGGACACTTTGGCCGATCTGTTCCCCGGCAATGAAAACGACCGGGCGCAGGCGCGGCAATTCGTCGGGCTGTTGCGCGGGCTGGCGATCAAGCATGGCTGCGCCTTGCTGCTGCTGTCGCACCCGTCACTCTCGGGCTTGAATAGCGGCAGCGGCACAAGCGGCTCAACCGCCTGGAACAACTCTGTTCGCTCTCGGCTCTATCTCGAGCGTGTCATTCAGGACGGATACGAGGCCAACCAGGATGCGCGGTTGCTCTCGACAAAGAAAGTCAACTATGGACGCAACGGCGGCGAAATCAGCGTGACATGGCAGGGTGGTGTTTTCGTGGCCGATGCCCCGGAAACTGGCCTCGACCGGATGGCAGCGGGTGCCAAGGCCGAGCGGGTGTTCCTCAAGCTGTTGGCAGCTTTCACGGCGCAGGGGCGGCGCGTCAACGGCAACGGCAGGCCGACCTATGCGCCCAAGATGTTCGCAGAAAGTGCCGAGGCCGAGGGTGTGACGAAACGCGCCTTCAAGGCCGCGATGGACGCGCTCTATAACAAGGGCAAGATCAGGAACGAGACGACCGGCCCGGCATCTCGGCCCGTGACATACCTCTGCATGGGGGATGCGTAGGGGCTTCATCCCCCTTTCATCCCCCTGTTCAAATGGGGTTCGGAAGTGGCTTCATCCCCCCCTTCAACCCCCTTTCATCCCCCCTTCGCCATATATCCCCATACCCCTATGCGCTGCGCACCCGCTTGACGCGGTGCTGCGCACCCGATGCGCGTTAGGTGAAGTGATAAAGTGATATAGTTATCAATTGTTTGCGCCTGATTTATCATGCGGCGCATGGATGTGTTTTACCTTCTTTCCGATGCCAAGGCTCATGCGCGTGTCGATCATCACGACGACGACGCGGGCATTGTGCTGATGCTCTCGGCGGCTGCGGCTGATGTGGCAGCGGCGGCACAATATGACTTGCCCGAGGATGCGAACGACCTTCCCGCCGATCTGCGCTTTGCGATCATCGACCAAGTGGCCTTGCTCTATGATGCGCGCGGCGGTGACACTGACCGGCCCGTGGGCCTGTCGCTGGCCGCAAGCCGGATCGTCGCGCGATATCGCGGGGTGCGCATATGTCCTGCCAATCCGTGACCGGCCTCGGGCATCGCATGATGCAGACAGACCTTTTCGGTTCTGGTCCCAATGCCCCCGGTTCAGGGTGGCAGGGGACCGGCGGTCGGACTGTTCCTTTCTCTCTCCTGGAAAAAATCCGGGGGGAAACTGCGGCAGATCGGGCGATGGCCTTCCTTGAGCTGTTGCACATTCCCGAGGGCAAGAAAGCGGGCACCCCTCTGCGGCTGGCCGAGTTTCAGCGCAAATTCGTTCGCGGTGCTCTGGCCGATGGCGTCATGGTGGCCTGTCTGTCGATCGGGCGCGGCAATGCGAAAACGGCGCTCTCGGCGGGGCTGGCGCTCGGCGCGCTTGTCGGCGTCTGGGACGATCAGCCCAAACGGGAAATCCTGTTCGCAGCCCGGAACCGGGATCAGGCGAAAACCGCCTTCGGTTTCCTTGTCGGGTTCATCGAGGGCTTGCCCGAGGAAGATCGGGCGCAATTCACTATCCGGCGCGGCTCCAAGCTCGAGGTGGAGTTTGAAGGTAACGGCGGCGGGCTGGCCCGCGTAATTGCAGCGGACGGCAAATCGGTTCTGGGCGGTGCCCCGACGCTGGCCTTGATGGATGAACGGGCGGCATGGGAACGCGACAAGGGCGACAACCTGGAAAACGCGATCCTTTCGGGGCTCGGCAAGCGTGATGGCCGGGCGCTGATTATCTCGACCTCGGCACCGGATGACGCGAACACTTTTTCCCGATGGCTGGATGAACCCCCGCCGGGAACGTATGTGCAGGAACACCGGCCCGCGTTCGGGCTTCCCGCCGATGATCTGGCATCGCTACTCGAGGCCAACCCCGGCGCGACCGAAGGCATCGGCGCGACCCCTGACTGGCTGGTGGCGCAGGCTCGGCGCGCGATTGCGCGCGGCGGTTCGGCGCTTTCGAGCTTTCGCAACCTGAATCGGAATGAGCGGATCAGCTCCGAAGATCGTTCGGTGCTGGTGACGGTTGACGAATGGCTGTCGGCAGAGGTTTCCCCCGATCAGCTTCCCGAGCGGGTCGGGCCTTGTGTCCTGGGCGTTGACCTTGGCGGTTCCCGTTCCATGAGTGCCGCGGCCTTCTATTGGCCCGACACTGGCAGGCTCGAGGCTCTGGGCACATTCCCGGCAATCCCGTCTCTTGCGGATCGTGGCGCGGCGGATGGCGTCTCTGACCGCTATGTGCAGATGAACGACCGGGGCGAGCTTTCGGTGATGGGCGAGGCAACCGTGCCCCCCGGCCCGTGGCTGGCCGAGATCGTGCGGCACCTGGACGGGTCCGAGGTGGCTTGCATCGTGGGCGACCGATTCCGCCATGCCGAGTTTTCCGAGGCGATGCAGGCGGCGGGGCTTGCGCGGGTTCCGTTTGTCTGGCGCGGGTTCGGGTGGAAGGACGGTTCCGAGGATATCGAACGGTTCCGGCGGGCCTTGTTCGACGGCGAGATTGTCGTTGCCCCTTCCATGCTTCTGCGTTCGGCGTTCTCGGATGCGATCACGCTGGTTGACCCTGCGGGCAATCACAAGCTGGCGAAGGCGCGTTCCTTGGGCCGGATCGACGCGGCGGCGGCAACCGTGCTGGCCGTTGCGCAGGGTGCCCGGATGAAGGCGGCACCGGCCCGAAAGGTCAGGATGGCATGGTTATGAACGATGCAGCCAAACTTGACCGGCGGGTGCAGTTTCAACGGCAGATTGTCGGGGATGACGGCTTCGGCAACGTGATCGTCGGGTGGCAAAATCACGGTTCCCCCGTCTCGGCATTGCGCACCGATGTTTCGGACATGGAAAAGGCGACGGCGGGCAGTATCGAGGCCAGCCTTCTGTCGCGGTTCATGGTGCGCTCGACCGGCTTCACGCGCGATCTTGACCCGAAAGACCGGCTGACCCAAGGCGGGCTGACCTGGAACATTCTCGGGATCAAGGAAGCCAAGGACGGGCGGCACCGCTTTCTCGAAATCACGGCTAGGGCGCGCACCGATGGCTAGAACCCGCAAGGACTTTGCCCGCTATTCGCGGCCCGTGCTGAAAACCCGGCGCTGGCAAGTGCTGCGGCACCAAATCCTCGAGCGTGACGGCTGGAAATGCCGGTGCTGCGGCGAACGGCGGCGGCTCGAGGTGGATCACGTCCAGCCGGTGCGCAATGCCCCGGAACGGGCGTTCGATCCGGCGAACCTGCAAGTTCTATGCGCGGGCTGTCACACCCGCAAAACCCGTATCGAGTGCGGGCACAAGCCCCCCGATCCGAAGCGCCAAGCGTGGCGCGAAGCTGTTGCCGATCTGGCGGCGGAAAACGAAACCCCGGCGATGGAGTAAGACATGCTGGACTCTGTGAAGATTGCCAAACGGCAAAGCGAAATCCGCCAAGCTCTTGCGGCTCTGGCGGGCAAGGACAAACCGACCGAGGATGAAGTGCGCCAGATGGGCGACCTCGACCGGGAATATCAGACCAATGAAACCCGCTATCGTGCGGCGCTGGTGGCCGAGGACGGCGAGCGGCGCGAGGCGGGCCGGGATCTGGAAACCCGCTCCGATGTGCAATGGCGCGAGCTGGTGCAGGGCTTCGAGCTGCGGCAAGCGGTGCTGTCGCTGGACGAGGGCAAGGCACTGTCGGGCAAGACCGCCGAAGTGGTGCAGGAATTGCGCAACGCGGGCGGATATCGCGGCATCCCGGTTCCGCTTCTGGCGCTCGAGCAACGGGCGGGCGAAACGATTGCCTCGGGCACCCCGGACCCGCTGCAA